AACGGCTGCCGGCTGCAAGACGCCCGTGGACGGCTGGTATCTCGCACTGCAATGGGCGCTGCACCTCGACAAGGAAAGCGTCGAGCAGCAGCGCGAGGCTGCATTGAGGCGGATGCAGACGAAGCTGTTTAAGCCACCTGATGAAGCCTGAGTTCTTGTCACACCGCCTGCTCAGAGGCTTCGTATCTGTGACTGTTTCTACTTCTGTTCCCATTTTCACTTCTACTCCTGTGTGAGGCATCTATGGCCAAGAAGCAAACCGCCAAGAACCCCGAGACCAAGAACCCCGGGACCAAGAATCCCGAGACCCCTGAAACCGCTCTCGTTGTCGTCAACCTGGACCAGCTTCCCTCCGTGCAGATCGGCACCGACGAGGACTTCGCCGAGATCGCCAAGTCGTCCGACTTTCTCGGGCGGCTGCAACTCTACACGAAGGGCAAGGCTGTCAATCGCGGTCTTGTCCGCCCCGGCCACTACGGCATCCCCGAAGGCGAGGAAGTGATCGACCTGGGTGACAGCATCGACCTGCTCGTGCTGGCCCGCCGGCCGAAGGCGCTCGACATGAGCGATACCGACGCCGTGATCGCCGTCTACGACGTGAAGAGCGCGGAGTTCCAGCGCATCCAGGTGCAGGCAGGCGAGAAGGAATCGCACTGCATGTACGGCCCCAGCTTCCTCGTCTACGAGAAGAGCACCGGCCGTTTCCTGGAGTTCTTCTGCGGCACGAAGTCGAACCGCGCTGAGGCGAAACGGATTTTCTCGTTTCTTCCGCTCACCCAGGCTGCCATCGACGCGATGGCCGAGCGTGGCGACGTGACGGGGCTTCAGGCGCACGGCCCGATCTCCATGACCCTGAAGAGCAAGCTGGTTGAGAAGGGATCGTATTCCTGGCACGTTCCCGTCACGACGAAGTGCGGGCAGCCGTTCACAAAGCTGCCGAAGCCCGAGGCCATCGTCCGCGAGATTCAGAAGTTTCTGACCATCAAGACCGATGGCGTCGAGAAGGTCCAGGAAGACGGTTCGGGGCGGGCTCGCTGAAAAAGTGTGACCCTTCCAGGGCATTTTTGACCCCGACTCTTATAGAGCACAATCCGCCCGCCCAACGCTTTGATGCTTCGGGCGGGCGTTCTCTGACGCCGTGGCCCGGGGCCACGCCGAGCTAGACGAGCACACAATTCGGCCCTTCGAGGGCGGCAGTGAAGACTCGTGGGCTAGCGTCCGCGATTCCAGGTTCGACACCTGGCGGCGTCTCTTCTCCCAAGTGAGTGATGATGAATCCTGAGGTCTTGCTTATCAACCGCCCGGCGATTGACTTCCAAAGGTTCCTCGGCGTGAGCTACGAGGTGCTTGGCTACAGCTTATGCGCCGCCTCGGATCAGTCGCCCCGCGATCTTGCAGATGCCGAGCGGTTCCTAAGCTGCCTGGCGGCCCTGCGCGATCAGAAGGCTTCTGTTGGCCTGCCGCCCAAGTTGCTCACGCACGTCTCGTTTTCGGCCCTGATCGTGGCGGACGAGCGGGACATGCTCGACATCCTGGAGTGCTGCGCGGGGATGCCGTTTGTCACGGCCGACACGCTGGCTCGCGGCGTCCAGGTAGCCGTGGTCTCGGGCACCCTGGGTCAATGGCGTGATGCCGTCAAGTCGGGGTCGTCGCTCGAAGTCGAGGCAAGCGTTCGCCACTGCTTCAACAAGATTCACCACCTGTTCTCCGCTGAGGGGCTGGACGTATGGGCAGACTTCAACATGCGTGACGCCCCGGACCACGTAACCTTCCTCCTCGAAGACAAGAGAAAACGATGAACCGCACTGGTAAAGACCTGCTTGAATCCTTTGAGTCTCTTCGTGTCTCGTTTGATGGGGCCACCAATGCTGCCGATCACTTCGGCAAGGTGATGCACCACGTCAAACGGACCTACTGGAAGATTCTTCTCGTCAATCTCGTCATCGGTTTGGTCGTCACGGCCCTGACAGTCAGTGTGATCGGCGGCGTGATTCTCGGACTCTTGAAGCTGTTCGGCGTGATCTGATGGACGATGCACCGTGTAAACAGTGTGCTGTCGCGATTGCAGCGGGCCTTTGGTCGAAGGCCGACGCAATGGAGCGGAAATACCTTGAAGCCCTGGGCTTCGCGGCCAAGGTCTCACTGTTTCACCCCATCGTAATGCTGAATCCCTCCACTATGCTGCCACTGTGATTGAGAGTTTCGATGCCTGAGATCAAACAAGTCAAGCTGCGACACCGAACCCCCAAGGGCACCTTGGTCCAGTCCACGGCCTTGATCGAGCGAAAGGACGGGCGCATCTTTTTCCTCAAGAGTCCTTTCGCTCTGAAGGATGAAATCAAGAGCATGAAGGGCTCGAAGTGGCACGGATTCGAGGAGCCGAACCCGAAGAAGATTTGGTCCATCGAAGACTGTCAGCGGAACAGCTTCAGTCTCGGCTATCTCATGGGCGAGAACGTCTACGCCTGGTTTGACCGGCCGGTTGTGCAACGCAAGTATGAGCGCCCGCTGATGGCACACCAGTGTGACCTGTCGGACGCGGGCCTCACCTACCACTATCAGATATTTGCTGCCGAAATGGGCACAGGCAAGACGCTGGCGGCCCAGGAGGTGATCGAGCGCTCCGGCATCCCGACGTGGTGGTGGGTCGGCCCGAAGACGAGCATCCCGAACATCAAGCGGGAGTTCCGCAAGTGGAACTTCCCCGCCAGCGCCTTCAATGTCGAGTTTATGACCTACGAGGGTCTGGTCCGCCGGATGGATGAATGGACCCCGGGCACTCCGGTTGTGCGGGGCGTGATCTGTGACGAGTCGTCGAGACTGAAGACGGCGACCGCGCAGCGGACGAAGGCCGCGCAGATGTTGGCCGACCTGATCCGCGAGAAGTACGGGCACGAGGGCTACGTGATCCTCATGTCCGGCACGCCGAGCCCCAAGTCGCCTATCGACTGGTGGGCGCAGTGCGAGATCGTTTGGCCGGGCTTTCTCAAGGAAGGAAGTCCACGAGCGCTGGAGCAACGGCTGGCCTTCATGGTCAAGCAGGAATTTGACAGTGGAGTCGCCTTCAACAAGCGGATCGGCTGGAAGGACAACGAGGCAAAGTGCGAAATCTGCGGAGGGTGGGAAGACGACGACTGCCACTCGGAGTTGTGTGAAGACCCTGATGACTTCCACGTCTACCAGCCCTCGAAGAACGAGGTTGCCTTCATGTACGAGCGCCTGAAGGGCCTCGCCATCATCAAGCACAAGAAGGATTGCCTCAACCTGCCGGACAAGCGGTATCGCAAGGTCTTTTGCAAGCCGACGCCGAGCACCCTGCGGGTGGCCCAGGTGGTTGTGCAGTCGGCCCAGAACACCATCACGGGTATGACCCTGCTGCGGGAATTGAGCGACGGCTTCCAGTATCGCGAGATCAAGGACGGCACCACCCGCTGCAAGCACTGTATCAAGGGCAAGGTCCGCGAATGGGTTGACCCGCTGGATGAAGAGAAGACCTACGAGGTGATCGACCTGCTCGATCCCGAGACGAAGGAACGGCTGGTCGAGCGCGAGGCCGTCTGTCCGCTGTGCGGTGGCAGTCGCGAGGTGCCCAAGTACGTGCGCGAAACCCGTGAGGTGCCGTGCCCCAAGGATGCCGCTCTGATGCTGCTCCTGGAGGAGTGCGAGGAAGTCGGCCGCATCGTGATCTTTGCCAGCTTCACCGGCAGCGTGGATCGCGTGACGAAACTGTGCCAGAGCCAGGGATGGGACGTGGTGCGGTGCGACGGCCGTGGCTTCAAGGTCACCACCCATGAGGGTGCCGTTGTCACGGGCGAGGAGCCGCTGGACTACTGGGCCGACATGGAGAAGCATCCGCGTGTCGCCTTTGTCGCCCATCCCGAGTCCGGGGGTATGAGCCTAACGCTTGTTGAGTCCCGCATGGCGGTCTACTGGTCCAACAGTCATAAGCCCGAGTACCGCATCCAAAGTGAAGACCGAATCCACCGTAAGGGCATGGATGAAAACCTCGGCTGTGTCATCGTGGACCTGATTCATTTACCGAGCGACGAGCGGGTGATCGAGATCATCTGCGCCAATCGCAAGCTGGAGCTAATGACGATGGGCGAAATCATGGGTGGCGTGAAGTGGGACGAGCCCAAGGGCACGGATGATGGGCTTCAGATCGAGGAGGAAGCGGTTTAATACCTACGGCACCCACCGATTGTCATGTGAAGTAGCAGTCTACCAATTTGACCTTCACCATTCCCTAACACCATTCCCTAACACCTGGAGAGACAACCGTGATTCGAGCACTGATTTTCTCGCTAGTTGCCGTGTTGGTACTGGCGTCGGACGCCCTTGCGGGCAAGTACGATGATCTGCTGAGTGTGAGTGTGCGCGTGGAGATCGGCCGTGGCTGTGGCACCGGTGTGCTGGTGACACGCGCCGACGGCGAGCGGACCCGCACCTTTGTCTGGACGGCCGGGCATGTTGTCGAATCGCTTCGTCACGACGGCAAGTTCGACAATTCGATCATCTATTTCGAGTATCGCGACAAAGGCCGCCTGATTGGCTCCGGCCGGATTGAGGCCAAGGTGATTGCCTACAGCGCCCCGGACAGCGGCGAAGACCTGGCGCTGTTGGAGATTTTGCAGGACAATTGGGCACCTGTCATTCGTTCGGCGAAGTTCTACTTGAAGGACGAAATCCCTGAAATCGGCGTGAAGCTGGTTCACGTCGGCTGCACTATGGGCCTCTATGATTCGCTGAGTTTTGGCGTTCTGTCACAGACCGAACGGGACATTATGGGCAAGGTCTTCGACCAGACAAGCTGCATGGGCTATCCCGGATCATCCGGCGGCGGTGTCTACCTCGACGAGACACATGAGTGCATCGGTCTGTTGACCCGTGGCGTTGGTCCTGGACTGAACTTCATCATTCCCATGCGACGGATTATCCCTTGGGCTAAGAAGATGGGCGTCTTGTGGGCTTTGGACCTAAGTGTTTCCATGCCGAATGAGGAAGCGCGAGCCAAACTGCCTGTGGATGATGGCACGGCGACGGACTACCAAAACCCGATGCAGATCATCATCTCCATTGGTCCAGGCGATGAAGAGCCTATCGTAGTGCCCGAAGAGCCGGGCGATGAAGAGCCTATCGTAGTGCCCGAAGAGCCGGGCGATGAAGAGCCTATCGTAGTGCCCGAAGAGCCGGGCGATGAAGAGCCTATCGTAGTGCCCGAAGAGCCGGGCGATGAAGAGCCCCGCATCGAAGGGCCGAGTCCCAGTATCGGCATCCCACTGCCTGCGCAGATTCCGGCTGAAAGCGACATGGGGGAGATCGTGCGCCCCTTCCGTGTTCTTCATACCACCTGATCGGCGATTCACTGGCCAGGTGGCGTCGGGGCAGCGCCACCTGGCTCTTCTTTAGGGAATCCCATGCACGTCCATGCTACCGATGCGCTTGCGTTCTGTAATGGGCTACCCGATCAGTCAGTGGACCTTCTGCTGACGGACCCGCCTTACTATGGCATTGTTAAGGACTCTTGGGACAACCAGTGGTCTAGCCTAGACGATTTTGTTGCCTGGTTGGCGGGCATCTTCGAGGCGGCCCGCCCGAAACTGAAGACAACGGGGTCCCTGGTCTTTTTCGGCGGCATCGGCCGCCACGGTCAGCATCCGCTATTCAAGTTGATTGAACGGCTGGAGGGAACCTACATCTATCGCAACTGGATCACTTGGGGCAAGCGCCGGGCCTATGGAAAGAAGCGTGACTATCTTTTCACCCGCGAGGAGATGATCTGGCTCACCTGTTCTGACGAGTTCACCTTCAACATTCCGTACCTGGGAGAGAAGCGAACCTGTCCTTCCATGAATCCGAAGTATCCGGCGAAGTCCGAGTACAAGCGGGTCACAAACGTCTGGACCGACATTACGGAATTGTTCCGGCCGAAACGGTACTGCCAGAAGCCTGAGCCGCTGGTGGCCCGCCTGATTCAGGCACACTCGAATCCTAACGACATGGTGGCAGACCCATTTTGCGGCTATGGCACAACGGGGATTATGGCCTTGAAGTTGGGCCGCCGTTTCACCGGCTGCGAGGCTATTGAGGCAGACGCCTTGTCGGCGGATGCCCGCTGCGAGGAGGTGGCTAATGTCCTGTAAGCCTTTCTTCTATTTTTATGGCGGAAAGTATCGGATTGCTCCGCGCTATCCCGTGCCCGCTTATAAGAAGATTGTAGAGCCCTTTGCAGGCAGTGCTGGCTATTCGCTTCGGTATCCGCAGCATGAAGTGTCACTCTATGACGCAGACCCAATTATTGCAGGCGTATGGGACTATCTCATTCGTGTAACAAAGGCCGAGATTCTGCGGCTGCCTATTAAGGTCGAATCGACTGAAGCCCTGCATATTCCACAGGAGGCCAAGTGGCTGATCGGCTTTTGGCTGAATGCAGCCGCAAGCGCCCCTCGTGTAACACCCTCGGCATGGATGCGCTCTGGTCGCCGTCCTAATAGTTTCTGGGGTGAAGTGATTCGCTGTCGAATTGCCGATCAGGTTGAGAAGATTCGTCATTGGCATGTACGAAATGTCGATTACAAATTTGCAGCTAATCGACAAGCAACATGGTTCATTGATCCACCCTATAACTGTAAAGCGGGGTGTGCGTATCGTTATCACAATGTTGATTACTCTGTGTTGGCAGATTGGTGCCGCAGTCGCAGAGGGCAAGTAATAGTGTGTGAAGCTGAGGGGGCGACATGGCTTCCTTTTCGCGCATTTCATACTTGTTTGGCTACACCAGGACTAAAGCGCAAGGGGTACTCGAAGGAAGTGCTTTGGATCGAGGGGGTGGCGTCTTGTGGGTAATGATGCCCTCTACAATCTCAGTCTATGCACGGGCGGCGCGGGCCTTGACTTTGGACTCCAGCTTGCTCTCGGAGCATTTCGCACAGTCTGTTGTGGCGTGGTGTTGTGGTCCCGCTTCAGGCAGCATTCTGCTCTGTGGGCTGCTCTCCGACATCAATAACTATGAGGATACACCATGAAACTAACGAAGAAAAAGGCCGCCGGAATCAAGGCCAATATCGCAGAGGGGACGACGCAGCCTGAGATCGCTAAGCGGTATGGTGTCAGCCGTTCTACCATCAGTGATATTGCAACGGGTCGGACTCACAGGGATGTGTCGTGGCCGGAGGGCTACAATCCGGTCCCGAAGAAGCCGGGCGGCCAGCCGATGAAGAAAGATTACGATCCGACCAATGAGCGGATCATGGAGTTGGAAGCCGACATTGTTCACTTGCACGATGAATTGAACCGCGAGCGACGGCGAGTCAAGGCGGGGGCGAAACTTACCGGCCTCTTCAAGGCGGTGGCTCACGAGATGGACGAGCGGGTGAAGCCCATCGACCCCTTGCCGCCGGCCTTTGAGTACCGACGCAAGGCACAGATTGTTGAGCATTGTGCCATGCACCTTTCGGACGGACACCACGATCAGGTCATCACGCCCGGGATGGTAGGCGGTCTGGAGGAGTACAATTTCCCGATCAGTTGTGCCCGTGGCGAGCGATACGTGGATACGGTAATCGAGTGGACGCAAGACACCCTGGCTCCGAAGTTCTATTTTCCAGTTTTGTGGGTGCTAGCCTACGGCGATCACACCAGCGGGGAGATTCATAAGGCTGCCGAGCGGAGTTACTACCGCAACCAGTTTCGCAATTGTCTGGCCATCGGGCAACTACACGCCTTGATGTACCGCGATTTGGCATGCCATTTCGAGCAGGTGAACATCCTCTATCTGTCCGGCAATCACGGCCGGCGAACGCCGAAGAAGGACTATCTTGGGGCGAATGACAACTGGGACTACCTTGTGGCCGAGGTCGCCCGGCTGTACTGCAAGGGGCTGCACAACGTCAGCTTTATGATTCCCGATGCGTGGAGCGCGAACATCGATATCAACGGTGTTGGCTTCAATATCAGTCACGGTGACGATGTGCGCTCCAATCTGGGCATCCCTTGGTACGGCATGGTTCGCCGGCAAAAGGGATTGATCGCCCTGGGAGCGGCGGCCGGCGGCAAGCGATGCCGCTACTTTTGTGTTGGCCACCATCACGATGCAGCCACGTTATCGGACATTGACGGCGAGATGATGGTCAATGGTGCTTGGACCGCCACGGACCCGTTCGCGTTCAACTCGCTCAGCGGCTATCGGGAGCCGGCACAGTGGTTTCATGGTGTCAATCCCAAGCATGGAGTTACGTGGCGGCTGAACGTGAAGCTACGAGGCCCGAAGGAGCGGGGCGGACCCAAGCGCTACGTGATTGACGGCGGCCGGGATGTAGGGCCGCTGGAATAACACTTCCTCCCTGCCGGACACGCCATAAGGCCCCGGCAGGGTTCTTCTCATTGGAGGTAGACCATGCGTAATCATGTTCGGCTTCTGTCAACGGTCATCCTGTGTGTAATAGCACTGACGCAGTTTTCCTGCGACCTTCCCCTGCTACCGACATCGTATCCGCAGCCGACTTGGACCACTTATTCGCCAACCTGGAACCCAGGCAATCTTGGGCCGGTGGTGACAGACATTGAGTCGCACTTATGGTCTGGCAACCCATACCGGGAGGCAGACAAAGTGGGCTGGGTCCATGAGGGCACTCAAGGCATCGCCGGTCTGCTACGAAGTAAGTATCACTGTCCAGGATTCTACGTCTTGCAGAATCGAGCGGTCTTGATGCCAGAGCCGCCAACGACCCTTTCTGCTGTGGCAGCATTCGTGCCACGAAGTTTGCGTGGCAAGATTTATCATACATACCTCGTGCAGGCGAGAGTGTCTTGGAACAGTCAGCCTACTTACGTGTTTGGCGAGTGGGTTGCCTACACGAATGGGGCTGAAGCCCGCCAGCAACTTGGCATCCGAAGACGGCACGAAACCGTTGATTATGCGTTGGAGATGTCGGTCTACGCGATCTGTGTGCCGATGGTGTCCGGCTCCAATGATGCACAAATGCGGGCCTTTATTCGCTGGCAATTGGAGCGGGTGGTCTCATTAGCCGGCCCTGATTCATTGAGGCGGTTGCGCGATGCACCTGACGCTGAGTCGCTTCGGACATTTGCAAGATCGTATTTTGGCGCGGAGTGGACGCGCCGCATTTTGGGAGTTTAGACATGCCTATTCACAGAACCATGAAGAACGGTAAGCTGGCTTACCAATACGGCACAACCGGTGCGAAGTACACCTATGTGTCGGGCAACAAAGCCAGCCGCGAACGGGCGAAGGAAAAGGCCCGCCAGCAGGCCCTCGCCATTGCCCACCGCACGGGGAGGCCGGCTCATCTGTAAGGAAGGGGTCAGATGATGCTAGACAGTAAGTTCATTGTCGAACACTGGCGGGATGGAGAGTGCATCGAGAGTTTTGAGTTGACCAACAAGATCATTACGACCTACGAAGACGATGTAGTTCGCATCGTGTTTCCACTCTGCCGTGTCGAGTTCGTCACGGACGACGAATTGCACTTCAACCTGCATGATGCAGCGGATGTGCTGAAGCATGTTTAGTGACGAGCGATACCGCCTGAAGATTACGGTTCACCAGCGCGGTTGCGAGCCGCGACTGGTGAACCACTACTACGTGATCGGAAGGCGGCCCAAGGGTGGCGTGACCGTTCGTGTCCTGATTCCAGAACACTTCGAGCTAAATGAGCGCGACACTCTCATGTTCGACTTTACTACCGAGAGAATCGACAAACCATGAGCGGGTAGCCGGTCTCTGGATTAGACGAGAAGGCTGAATCGGATGGCCTTGTTGCGAACCAGAGAAGCCGCCCGACCAAAATTCGTGAGCCGGCTGGGACGGTTTTGACCCCGACTACTGTAGAGACCTATCCCTTTTCCATCAGGAGACTTTCGTGTGCGATAAATCACTCGACCCGACTGGCGATGAAGTGTTCGATGATGACGTGATCGAGGAGGCCGAAGACCTGCTCGACGATGACGACGACGACGACGACGACGACGACGACGACGACGACGACGACGATCTCGATGATGATTGGGACGACGACGATCTCGACGACGACGATCTCGACGACGATCTCGACGATTGGGACGACGATTGGGACGATGACGATCTCGACGATTGGGACGATGATGACGACGACGACGACGACGACGACGACGACGACGACGACGACGACGACGATGATGAAGAGTAGTCGGCCCACACACGGAAGTCACTGTAGCGTGGCGCAACGGTAGCGCACCGGACTGTTAATCCGATGGTTGCAGGTTCGAGTCCTGCCGCTACAGCTTGCGGGGTGGAGCAGTCGGTAGCTTGTCAGGCCTATAATCTGAAGGTCGCGGGTTCGATCCCCGCCCCGCAACTCTTGCCGGCGTAGCCCAATTGGCAGGGCTGCTGATTTGTAATCAGCCGGTTGTCGGTTCAAGTCCGATCGCCGGCTCTTCTCTGCGAGTACCCTCATGGACCTGCAAGTTACCATGCTTCTCAAAGCCATGCCCGAAGACACAGACCTTGATGTTGTAAAGCGCTCGCTTCGTGTGGCGTGCTGCGAATGGTTTGATTTCGATCGTCATCCTGGAGACCTTAGTGTCATGATAGATCATCTCTCGTGCCCGCAGGCAGCCACCTTCGCCACGAAGCCAGAGAAGAAATGGACCGAGCCGCGAGGGAGCCGGTGCCCGATCTACTGCGTGAGCGACCTGCATCTTGGCGATGGCGGGCCGCGAGACAACTTTGCGGTCGGCGACAAGATGAAACAATTTCTGGCCTTTCTCGACTACGTGGAGGAGCAGAAGGGCCGCCTGATTATCTTGGGCGACCTGTTCGAGTTTTGGCAGGCCAACGTGAGCAAGGTGATTATGAAGCACCTTTGGCTCCTGGACCGGCTGGCCGAAATGGGAGTCCGCTATGTCTTGGGCAACCATGACGCCGACCTGCTTTATTTCTGCAACAGCACTATGTTCCGCCACACCTTCTTCGACCGGATGGTGATGGAGCACGAGGAGATCATCGGCGGTCAGAGATTCAAGTTCATCCACGGCCACCAAGCCGACCCGTACTGTGCCAGCGACACGCCGGGCAAGGGCCGCATCTCGGCCATCTATTCGGGCATCTGGGAAGACCGAAACGGCTCGCCGTGGGTCAATAAGTACCAAATGGTTGAAGAGGCTGTTGTGGGCCGCATGGAGCGGGTGTTGAGTGTCGTCTATCGACTTCTGGGTCGGGCGGATCGCTTCAAAACCATGAATCGCCGGCTCGCATCTCTTTATCCCGGCTACTTCATTGTCTCAGGTCACACGCATCGTGCGGGGCATGTCGGTCTCCGGCTTTACAACACAGGCACCTGGGCCGAGCGAGTCAACAGCTTTTTTTGCATCGAGCCCGCTCAGGGGGCGGTTGGGGTCTTCGATTGGATCAATGGCTGTGCGGTTTCCAATATGACGAGGCTACCGATATGAATCTGATCCTCTTTATTCTCGGTGTCGTCGGCATGACTCATATCATGGTGGACTCTGAGATCATGGACTCCGTGGACGAGTGGGCCAAGAATCGACTGCCCGCGAAGCTGCATCATGGCCTGTTTGAGTGCTATCAGTGTTGCGGCTTCTGGTGCGGCGTGGCGCTGGGTCTGGTTCTGGTCAGTGTCAACCTGTTCGTGCTGTTCGCCTGTGGCTGCGCCGGCAGCTTCCTTGCTGATTTCGGCAAGCTGATCCTTGATCGCTTGGAGGGCCTTCATGGAACGTCTTGAGCAGTACGACACGTTCGCCATCCATTCAAGCCTGATCTACTACGACCCAGACTTCAACTGTCGTAGCGCCTTTACTCTGGATAGCGTGAAGGAACTGGCCGACAGCATTGGGAAGGATGGCCTCGCGTACCCGGTGATCGTTCAGCCGTGGGACCAGCGGCCGGACTATGAATACCGGCTTCTTGCGGGCCATCGCCGTTTCAAGGCGATTATGACCTTCCTGGATTGGGAAACCATTCCAGCCAACATTCGTGCCAATCTCTCTGACTGGGAAGCACACAAGCTGAACTTCCTGGAGAATCTGGAGAGGAAAGACCTGAACATTCTCGAAGAGGCTCGTGCGATTCAGCGCCTCTTCCCGGAAGGGGCCTCCATCATAAAGGTCAAGACCGAGTTGCAGCGGCCCTACTATTGGGCCTACATACGGCTTCGCCTCCTGCAACTGCCGGAAGAAATCCAAACGATGGTGGCCGCCGGCCTGCTGCGGCGGGCGGACATCGAGATTCTGGATCGTATCGAAGAGGGCAAGGAAGCCCAGATCAGGGCTGCCGAGGAGTTAGTGCGGTCTCACCGAGAGCGGAAGCCGGGGCGGCGAAAAGGCTTTCGCCCCTTTCAGAAGTCGGCCAAGCGGATCAACCGCGTGCGGAACCGCGAGGAGATCAATCAGATGGTCTCCAAGATGTTGGAATTGGGCATCACGGGCCTCCCAACAAGGGTGGGGGCATGGTGTGCCGGTCATATCACGAATGAGGAATTGACCGCTGATATGGAGAAAGTGACCCACCCAGCGGCAAATTGACCCCGACTCTTGTAGAGGGACCTAACATGCACGACAACTTCGAGCCCTACGACGACGCTCAGGGAGAGGCCGTCACACCGCCACTGCAATCCGTTATTGACCACTCGAAGCAAGGCATCGACATTCGCCAGCGGCATGTTGGTGACACGATTCTGATCGAGACCGACAACGGCATCTACGAGTTGGTAATCGTCGATCCCACTAGGCAGTATGTTGAAGTTTCGGGAACCGATCCGCGACTTCATACGGCCACGGTCGGTTTGCTGGATCACTCATTCAGTGCTCTCGACCGTGATGACAAGCGGCAGGCATGGATCGGCCCTGCCAGGCGACTTGTCATTGTATTCCGCAACGCGGTGTTCGAGACGGGCGTAGTCCTGTCCGCATCGGTGCGTGGCAAAGAATGGCATCTCGACGTGTTCTAACGTCGTTGCCCTTATCTACCCGATGGAGAAACCCCTATGATGACAACTGTGCTCACAATCTGCGCCTGCACACTTGTGACTTTGTGCGGCATCTACTTCCTCCTCCTGTTTGCACGCAAACGGCGCGAGATTGAGCAATATCGAATGGCTTTGGCTTCTTGCCAGATGGAGTTGACCATTTGTCAGGAGGCCAATCTGTCTCTTCAGGAGGCGGCCTGCAATCTTTGTATGCAAGCAGAGAAAGTTACGGAAAGTTGGGATGTCCTGGCTCCGCAGCTTGTCAATCTTTGTACGCAAGCAGAGAAAGTTTCGGAAAGTTGGGATGTCCTGGCTTCGCAGCTTGTCAACCAGACGGCCGCTTCAACGGTCGCCTTGATGTTTGCTACCTACGCGAGAGACCACTGGAAGACTTACGCCATTGCCCTGGAGGTGCTGTGCGAGTGTTGTGCCGAAGTTGATGCCAGCGGCGCGGAAAATGCCCGGCGGGTCGTTCAAGACGAGCGGGAAATCCTGCGGTTCATTGGTGAGTACGACGACCAGCTTTATCATGCCTAGAAAAGTCTACCTTGATTCTGAGACGTGTGGGCTGCATGGGATGCCGGTTCTCCTGCAATACGCGCTAGAAGATGGACCCATTCATTTGTATGAGGTGTGGCATCAGACAGTGCGAGAGACATTGGTTCTGATCGAGTGGTTCTGTGAGAATATCGTTGTGGGCTTCAACCTCTCGTTCGATTGGTTCCATATCACGAAACTCTACACCATTCTCCGGCTCTGCGATCCCGAGTGGCTACCCATCGAGCACGTCAACGAGATCGCTATGCTGGAGCCGGCCGCGCAAAATGGCCCCTGCGTCAAGCCGTACAGCGCCCTTGACTTGCTGATGCACAGCCGCAAGGGTCCGATGCAATCGCTTATGAGCCGCAATGATGTCCGCATCAAGCGGGTGCCCATCGCACTAGCTTATGCTCTGGCGGCCGAGTTGGAAAAACGGATCGAACTGGACAACATCTACTTTGCCAAGTCCAGCGATCCAGAGGCTCCCAAGTGGCAGGTCTTTGACCGCCATGACCGCTATGGCGACATCGACCCGGATTTCAAGGACGTGGTGCTTCGGTTCAACCCGGCCGGCGGCTTGAAGTTTTTGGCTGAGCATGTTCTGAAGTTGAAGCCCAAGTTTCACTACAAGGATGTGGAACCACCTACGGATTGGCGACCTATTGAGTTGGGCTACGCCCCTACCGCCCTGGCCATCTCCACGCCGGAGAAGGATTGGGCCATCTGGGGCAAAACTCCTAAAGGCGAGGTGCGAGTCAAAGGTTACGCCTGGCCCGGCGTGATCCACAGGTTCGTTGAACACTGGCGCACACATGAGAACGCCCGCGAGTACGCCAACGACGATATTGTCTACACCCGGGCACTCGATCATCACTTCGGCGATCCGCCCCACGGCGATGATGACTCAATCCTCACCTGTATGGTCGCCAGCATCCGCTGGCGCGGCTTCAAGATCAATCATGCTGGTATGAACGGTCTGCTGGCCGAGGCTCAGGCTAGGGTAGATGCCAGCCCGGTCAACATCAATAAGCCGAGTGAGGTGCGGGCCTACATCACGGCTGCCTGTGATGACACCGAGGCGGTGATCCTTGAAGAAAGCACGAGGAAGACCAACCTCGAAGCCATTGTCAAGTGGGAGATCGGTGAGCAGTGCCCAGTCTGCAAGGGCAAGAGTGTTGTGACTCTGGACCCGCCACCCGAGGGCAGCGACATTAAGCCGTCGCCCTGCCCGGAGTGCGGCGGGCTGGGCCTCGTCGGAGAGCCTGAACCCTGCACCCGTTGCGAGGGGTCGGACCCGCAGTGTGCCCGCTGTCACGGTGAGGGGGATGTACCTGTGGGCAAACATCCGGCGGCCGTGCGAAGCAAGCAGATTCTCAACGTGAAGACGGCTGCCAAGGAAGTGGAACTGTATAAGAAGCTGCTTTTGGCTGGCAAGTTTCATGCCAGCTTCAATGTGATTGGTGCGCTCTCCTCCCGCATGAGCGGGTCAGATGGCCTCAACGCCCAGGGTATTAAGGCCACGAAGGAAGTTCGCAAGCAGTTTCCGCTGGCCTGGGACAATTACACCCTCTGTGGCGGCGACTTCGATGCTTTCGAGGTGACGATTGCCGATGCCGTGTGCGACGATGACGCCTTGCGTGCTGAGTTGCAGCAAGGAAAGAAGATTCATGCTCTTTTTGGCATGGCCCTCTTTCCTGGTTACACCTATGAGGAGATCAAGGCAACAGCCGGTATGGAGAATGATCTATACACGAAGGGCAAGCAAGGCTTCTTTGGTGCCATCCTCTATGGCGGCGATCACACGACGCTGATGAATAAGCTGGGCGTCAGGGAACAGGATGCTCGTGATGCCATTGACGCCTTCGGCAAGCGATACAAGGGTGTCAAGAAGTGGCGAGGGCGGGTGTTTGAGGCATTCTGCTCAATGCGACAGCCCGGGGGTATCGGCACACAGGTTGTCTGGGTGGACCCGGCCAATTACGTGGAATCCTTCCTTGGCTTTCGTCGCTATTTCACTTTGGAAAACCGTATCTGCAAAGCCCTCTACGACTTGGCCAACAAGCCGCCCAAGCACTGGAAGGACGTGAAGATCAAGGTGGTCCGGCGTGATCGCGTCCAGACAGCCGGCGGCGCATCGCAGTCGGCCCTCTATGGAGCAGCCTTCGCCATGCAGGCGGCCAACATGCGGGCTGCCGCGAACCATGAAATCCAGAGCCCGGGTGCCCAGATCACGAAGAGCGTGCAACGGGCGATCTGGGACTTGCAGCCGGTGGGTGTTCACCCACTCTATGTTGGCCCCTTCAACGTACACGATGAATTGATGGTGGCGACTCACCCGGATTACGTGGAGAAGGTTACAGAGGCGGTTGGTATAGCTGTTGAGTCCTTTCGTTCAAAGGTGCCTTTGATTGGCCTCACATGGAATGAAGCACAAGACAATTGGGCTGAGAAGAAGGGCGGCTCACGAACAGTGAAGATAAGGGCACCGGTATGAGCTACATCAACCACTATGAGATTGAGGCCCGATGCGCGGACGGCTCCTGGGAGCATATTGGGAACTACTACCCGAAGTACAACTGGTGTATCACCAGGCCGTGGTGGCTTTTGGGCCTCGTCTGCCGGCCTGTGATCGGCAACGATGCCGCCTCGGCGGCCAAGGTTGCGCGTTCCTATGTCGCCAGCACGCTGGCTCGGCTCCAGTGCCAGCACCGCTGTGACGCCTTCCGCATCTGGGAATGGCACCAAGGCATGTTCCGCCGGCTCACAAAGCGGCTGGCCTGGAAGATGCCATGAGCAAAATCCGCCGGCCCAAGCACGGGCCGGAATGGTACATCCAGCAAGACGTGGTGGAGTATCTGAAGGCTCGTGGGTGGCTTGTTGAACGGATGATTGGCAACGCCTATCAGATGGGCATCCCTGACCTTTACTGCCATCACCCGAAGTGGAGCTATCGCTGGATCGACGTAAAGCAGCCAAAGCGCTACTCGTTCACGAAGCAGCAAAAGCGGAAGTGGCCCGAGTGGGAGCAGAAGGGCGTCTGTATCTGGATTCTCACCGCCGCCACACAAGAGGAATACAACAAGTTGTTCGCCCCGCCCAACTGGCGGCAATACTGGAAACCCTCCTGGGGCGAATTACCTGACGTTGACGCGCTAATCGACGAGCTAGTGCGCGAGCATCGCGCACAGCAATAGCTCACCCCGTCCATGAAACTTCAACTGCGCTGGGAGTATGCGCTGATGCAATTGCAAGTAATGCCAGCCCAAGGTCTCTGCCTGCCAACCTCATTCGCAATGGCTCTCGACATGCCTGTGGAAAGCCTCCTGTCCCAACTCAGAGGTTGGCATGACGTGATTTTCCCCGGCCTCCCGGAACCTCTGTGTTGGCGCGGCGTGCATATCCAAGAGGTGATTCGCCTCGCTTTGAACTATGGCTACGCTGTCACACCCTGCGAGATGTTCCCGCAGATCGCGCCACCCAGGCCGGGCTATGAGAACTATGTGGTTACAACCGAGAGCGACGACAACCAGTGTGCCTTCGGCGACGTGATTCTTCTAAGTCGTGGCGTTGTTACCGGCCTCCGTGGTGTGCCCATGACCGGCATGGTTGGCCATGCCGCCGCCTACGATCACGGCTTCCTCTATGATCCCAACGGCTACGAGTATGCCTTCGGTTTGGAAGCCTGCGAGGAGCAGAGTTTCTTCCCACAATGCGCCTGGCGCGTTGACCGCATCTACTAGGAGGGCAACGTGGCCTACAACAGTCTTCTTGTATCGCAAATGACTGAACCATCAGACATTGATACCAACACTTATTTACATCAACGAGCCTGCTTGGGCGATGAAGCAGCCAAGCGGACTTTGATCGAAAGCAACATGCCTCTCGTACTGTCGAAGGTTGAATGCTTCCTTCGCAATACCCCGAGGCTGTCCTATCTACGTAACGATCTTGTTGGTCAAGGCTTCCTCTGCCTTATCGAGGCTGTTGAAGCCCTGTGTCGCGATTCAACCATCGAGAAGCCTTCAGGCTACTTGATAGCTGCCATCAACAACGCTTTCGGACAAGTAGTTGACTCCGAGGTGATGGTCTACTACTCGCGTTTCACCCACTACCGCACCCGTGGAACCGACCGCAAATTGCCGCAGCAGGAGGCACTTGCTGAACTTGGCAGAAGCAACCAGGAAATCGACTGGATCGACGCTGAAGACTTGCTGATGTCCTGTTGCAAGGATGACCGAGAGAGGCGTTTTGTGGAAATGCGCAAAGAAGGATACAGCAACGAAGAGATCGCCTGCGAGACGGGGATTTCTCTCCGCAGTGTTTACCGCCTCTCTAAACGACTCCAGAAACAAGTGGAAAGGAAACTGAGTCAACTTCGATGATTCACACTATCTATCTCGATCTTGATGATGTTCTCAATACGCTCGCACCGTACATCCTCCAACATCTCGGTGCTCCCATTGCGGCGGATGACTACAGCACTTACCCGGGCAGGCTGGACATCGTGCTGGCAGCAAACCGGATGCTAGGTCGAAAGTACACGCGCACTACCTTCTGGCAGGCAATCTCACGGCAGGTCTGGGCGGAAACACCCAGGTCCGCCGAATGTTGTTGGCTGCTGAAGGCGTGTAAACGCGCTGTTGGTCGTGAAATCTACATTGCTACCAGTCCCACGAAGGACCCTGACTGTCTGGCTGGCAAGCTGGAGTGGATTCATGTCCATCTGCCTAAGTGGATACACCGACAATTCTTCATCACGCCCCGGAAGTGGAAGCTAGCCCAGCGTGGCGCTCTTCTAATCGACGACAACGAGAAAAACTGCCGCAAGTTTGAGGCAGCGGGTGGGGAGGTTCTGCGATTCCCAAGGCCCTGGAATGCTGCCTGGGGTCAAGAGCCACGCCCTTATTTGTCGGCCGGTCTCCTACATCTAACGGGATTGAAAAATCTGTGAGCCACCAGGAGCCGTTTTGACCCCGACTCTTATAGAGAGCGATCTACACCCCGGAGCCCTGGCATGTCAAGCACCAAACGCGAACTACTGCAACTGGCCAACCACTACAAGCCGGAAAAGAGCGACGTAGCCGGCTGGTTGATCTCAGAGAAGCTGGATGGCACGCGCTGCTTTTGGGATGGCGGACTTTCCCGTGGCCTCCTGACCGAGCGGGTGCCCTATGCAAATACCATCGACCCGAAGACTGGGAAGCGGAAAGCCAAGATCAAGCCGGTCGCCACGGGCCTCTGGAGCCGCTACGGCAACCCGATCATGGCCCCCGAGTGGTTCCTGAACCAGCTTCCCGCTTGTCCGTTGGACGGTGAGTTATGGGCCGGACGCGGAAACTTCCAGCTTTGCCGCTCGATTTGCGCCGGGGATACGCCCGATCCCCGCTTTGACCAGATCACGTTCGCCGTCTATTCCAGCCCGCCGCTGGCTTCCGTGTTTCAGACGGGGCAGATCAAGAACGCCAACATGGTGGTCCCCATCGACTACATCACCATCGAGCACTGGGTCCGGCAACGGCTTGAAGTTTTTGGCCGTGACTGGAAGCAGCGAGGCGACTTCCACTACCTGCCGCCTGGGTCCGTCTTCGCTGACGAGTTGCGATTCATGCAGACGGCCCTGGATAACTGCGATCCTGACTCACGGTGCTACATGCACCCGCAGACCAGGCTGATCGACATGCCAGTCGAGGCCGCCAATCAGGTGGAAGCCTATCTGGAAAAGGTGCTGGACCAGGGCGGCGAGGGTGTCGTGATTCGCGGCCCGAAGACGCTCTGGACACCCAAGCGGCATCGCGGGCTCTTGAAGTACAAGCCTTTCAGTGACGCCGAGGCGACCGTGACGGGCTTCACCTCCGGCCGTAAGACCAACAAAGGCAGCCGGCTTTTGGGGAAGATCGGGGCGCTCATCACCAACTATCAGGGCAAGCGGCTCGAACTGTCCGGGCTCACTGATGCCGAACGAGAATTTGCCGAAGGATGGATGTCGGCTCACGCCACCTTCCACCCGGGTGAAGATATGCCCACAGGCTTCCAGGGGAAACAGTTTAAGGTTGGCCAGACCGTGACGTTCAAGTATCGCGAGTTAAGCGACGACGGCATCCCGAAGGAAGCAAGATTCTGGCGACGGAGGGGCATGGAGTGAAGTCCAATTGTCCGTGTGGGCTTAGAGCCTGGTTCATTTTGACCTTCATCATGGGACTGGCGTGCGTTGGCATCATTACTGATGGCTGTGTTCGTGGTGGGTTGATACCCACTGCTATAAGCCTCGTTGTGTTCGCCACCGCCTGGTTCTTCGGAACCTTGGGCATTGTTTTCTCAGGCTGGGACCGAAAACGCTGTCTGTGAAGAGTCGATCAACCATTCCTGCTTTGCACTCATTGAAGAGCCGCCATGTACCTCCTCAATGACATAGGCTTCATCGCTCACCCGAAGACGGGCAGCCAGTCGGCCGCCGCCTGTCTGATGGAACTGGGCTTTGAGGAGTGCGGCAACCATCACGAAATTCGCGAGCCCTGGTTGACTGGCCTGCGCATTATCGGGGCCACTGTTCGCAATCCGTGGGATACCGTCGTCAGTTGGTATTTCCACTACCACAGCGTAATACCGAAGTTCCCGCTATTCGAGACATGGTTTGACGGCTGGATAACCAACACTAACCGCCTGGTGCAGCAGGGGCTCTTCTTCGGCCTGCCGTATGCAACCCACGTCCTGCACTTCGAGAACCTGGACGCCGACTGGGCCGCCTTCCTCAAGGATGCCGGGCTGCCGCACACGTCGCTGCCACACCGCAATGTTGGCCACTTCCGAAACGGTCGGCACTACCGCGAGTTCTATGACCATCGCCGGAAGGAACGTGTCCGCGAGAAGTTCACAGCGATCATCAAGCAACTTGACTACGAGTTCTAAACTACCGGAGTACAACAATGACCACCCTTGAATCACGGCTCGCCACTCTGAACCTTCAATGGGTCTGGAAGGACCGAGGCTTTACCGCCGTTTACCAAGGCTTCGGGTTCGTCGTCTATTGTCAAAATGGCGTGATGTGGCTATGCGTGCTCTCACGCGAGACGACAGCAAAGCAACTGGTGATCTACGAGACAGAACCACCCCAGGTGGCGGGCTTTTGGCAAACATACAACACCAGCTACACCGAGCGGATGTTCGAGGTGCCCGCCAGCGACGAGTTCCTAACTCACGTCATTGAGTCCGCTTTCCCCGAGATGCTGAGCCTCTGATGTCGAGCATCACCTCACAACTCACGGATCGCGGCCTACTGACGCCGCCCGCTTGGCTCCCGGACAACATCCAGTTCGAGGGTGTGCAGGGCTCCAATGCCTACGGCCTGGCCGTGGATACCAGCGACTTCGATGTCGTGGGATGGTGCATCCCGCCCAAGGACATGATCTTCCCGCATCTTGCGGGCGAGATCGAAGGCTTCGGCCGGCAGAAGAAGCGATTCATCTGCTACCAGAAGCACCACGTCTTCGACAAGGACGCCCAGGGTGGCAAGGGGCGGGAGTATGACCTGAACATCTACAACGTGGTCCATTACTTCCATCTCACGATGGATAACAACCCCAACATGGTCGCCAGCCTCTTCCTGCCGCGCGACTGTGTTCTATTCACCACGAAGGTGGGTGAGATGGTCCGCGAGAAGCGGCATATCTTCCTGCACAAGGGGGCCTGGCACCGTTTTAAGGGCTACGCCTACAGCCAGCTATCGAAAATGGGTAGGACGCCAGAGTCGGGCAGCAGGCGGACCGCCCTGGTGGAACAGTATGGTTTTGACGTGAAGTTCGCCTACCACCTTGTTCGCCTGATGTACGAGATCGAACAGATTCTCACCACGGGCGACCTGGACCTGCGGCGCAATGCCGAAGAGTTGAAGGCCATCCGCCGAGGTGAGGTCTCCGAACAGAAGATCAGGGACTTCTTTGCCGCAAAAGAGAAGTTCCTGGAAGGGCTCTATGAGAAGGCCGACCTTCCCTGGGGTCCCCGCCAGGACGAGATCAAGCAGCTTCTCCTCGATTGCCTGGAGGAGCACTATGGCAGCCTCACCGGCTGCATCGTTACCGAGGCCGATCCGCTGCGAGCCCTCCGGGAGATCGCGGAGATCATCAACGAGAACCAACACCTTTTGAGATAGCACTGAGATAACACCCATGATTGCTGACCGACCCAAAATCCGCAACATCCTTCTGAAGCTGCTCTACGAGGCCGGCGACGACGGCCTGACTGACTCCGAGTTGGCTACCCGTACTGGAGCCAGCAAGAATCATGTCCCCACCCGACGCCGCGACCTGGAATTGAACGGCCTCTGCCGCAAGACCGGCAACCGCCGGCCCACGGACACGGGGACCACGGCCATCGTCCACGTCATCACGGACAAGGGGCAGCAGTACGCACGAGAGAACAAGCCCGTCCCGCCTCGTCCGCTGGGCATCTACGACCCCGGCCTCTTTCAGCGCGTCACCGAGATGGTGTCGCGTGGCTATGACTTCGTGCTTTCACCTATGGCCGGTGAGCCTTGCTTCATGGCAGCTTTAGCGAAAGGTGCCATGAACTGCAATAAGTGCGGCGCTCCCATCATCCCCGATGCCTCCTGTGGTTACGGGGATACGCCAAGCGGGGCGGTCGAGGAGGCCCTTCAGATTGCGGAGGATCAGTCGTGAGCACGAAACGAAACCCCAAGCAGGAAGGCACCGACTTCTGGGACTGCATTCCGCAAACTGGCACCTGCCCGTTCGACTGCAACCAGTGCTTCTTCAACCGGCCGGGCGCATACTACGTGCCCTTGGATCAAATGCCCCTGGTTCCAAGCCCGGAGGAAGTGGGCGACGGGCTGGTTCGCATGAATTGCGGCAACGACTCCAACAACCAGCGTGAGTTGGTGATCGAGACAGCCCGTCAGTATAAGCGATTCTTCTTTAACACCAGCGTGCCGCGTTTCGACTTCCCGGGTCCCGTTGTTCTGACGGCCAATCCACACGAGGAAGACGGCGCGAAGTATCATTACCCACAGTATCATCGGGAGTCCTGGTGGGCACCCTCGAACCTGATGTTCGTTCGTCTGCGGGTATCAGGCACCAACTTGCATCTGATCGACAAAGCAGTGCTCGCTTGGACGGCGGCGCAGGTGCCCGTAGTCCTGACCTTCATGGCCTACTACACCGAGAAGCCGAAAGTGGACGAGACGGCCACCGTGCTGCCGGTAGATGAATGCTACCAGTGGAAGGTCCGCCACATCAATTCCTACTGGTGCGCGACTCCACGTTTCATGCGGGCCGTAATGGGGCGATACGCAGGCAATCGGCTGGTGTCCATGTGCAGCAGCCTTGACAGCGCCTATTGCCGGAATTGCCGCAACTGCGAAACGCATTACCTCCAGACAATGAAACAACTGAGGGGAGAATGATGCGGATCAACATCTACGGTGGACCTGGTGTAGGCAAATCCACCTTGGCCGCCCTGCTGTTCGGCTGGCTCCGTCAGCAGGGTTTCCAGGCGGAACTTGTTCAGGAGTGGGTGAAGAACTGGGCTTACATTGGCAGGCAAATGCAGTCGTTCGACTACGTTTACACGTTCGCTCAGCAGTTGCACACGGAAGACCGCCTCTTGCAGGCGGGAGTGAACATTATCGTCACGGACTCGCCGGTCTATTTGCAGTGCATGTACGCCTTACACAAGCGGATGAAGGCGGCCAACGAGTTGTGGCGGATCGCCAAGCGTTTCGAGAAGGAATACCCCTCTGTCAATTTTCTCATGGATCGCGCCCAGTCCGACACCTACGAACAAGGTGGCCGTTACGAGAATCTGGTTCAGGCGGTGGGGATGGACCGTTTCATTGAGACGTGTTTGAACGACTGGCATGTTCCTTTTACGCATATTGTGTCCGACGATCTGGGGCCAGCACTAAAGGAACTGGAGAGGCATGGAGTGAGCATGGGCAACATCGAGCCCATCCAGACCAACAATATCAAGCGCCGGTCGAAATCTTCGCGGAAAAGTTGACCCGACCCAGGTGCTTTTGACCCCGACTCTTATAGAGGCGTGCTGTTTCACGAGACCATGCGCGACTACTACCCCTACTACGGCCACGCGCACATCGACCCGCGAAAAGAGATTCTACGAGTTGTTCTATGTTGTCCGATGCCTACGTTGAAGCGACCTGCGACGGTTGCCATCAAGTCGAGATCGTTCAGTTGACCGCCACGGCCGGCAAGGGCTGGGACGAGCGCAATGCCGCCTGCTACCTGAAGAGCATCGGCTGGCTCGTTGATGGTGACTGCCACTACTGCGAAGAGTGCAAAAAGACAAACCCCCGAGGCTCCAATGGCTCAAGGTGATTTCACGAGAGAAGAGGCCCAAGCGACTATCGAGGCCGTTAATGAGTTATTCAAGGCCCTACCCAAGAAGAGGCACATCAACTACTTCGGCCATCTGAACGACATCCTGTTGTTCTTGGAAGCCTGCAAGCGCGAGTGCCCCGCAGGCGAAAACGCTCGCAATAGTTGAGCCATCCCTGGTCACTTTGACCCCGACTCTCATAGAGGCGTTCGCCTCAAACCCGTCCACAAGTCGCCAACTATCTAGGACCCTGCGCCCATGTCGGAAGTTACCGTCACCATCGAACAGATCAAAAGCGTCGAGTCGCATCCGAATGCCGACCGGCTGGAGATCGCTCGCGTGGCGGGCACCCAGACGATCATTCTCAAAGGCCAGTTTCAGGCGGGTGACAGCGTGATCTACTTCCCGCCCGACATCCTGCTCCCTGGCGACGTATCCGATCAACTAGGCGTAACACAATACCTCAAAACCGCTCTTTGGGAGGGCTTCCGTTTTCCTTGCCGCGTGGCTGCCACTCGGCTGCAAGGCGTGCCTTCCTACGGCTTCATTCAGCCAGTCCCCAACGACCTGTTCAAATGGCTGAAGTGTGACGGCTGTTCATTCGGCACAGATGTAACCGGCTACTACCGAGCCGTCAAGTACGAGCCGCCGGCTAAGGTCTACCTTGATCGAAAAGGAGCACAAGATAATGGTGAAATCTAGTCTTCGGCTGTTGAAGGGCGTGATTCTCGCTGTCCTATTCTGGCTTTCCATGCCCTTGCTTCTCGGCGCAGCGTCGTACTTCATCAATTCCGGTGGTGCCGTCGAGCAGATTCTTGTGGACCGAGCCGTCAGTCACCTCCGCATACTCCGCGCCCATTGCGATGACCCGGACCTGCAAGGCGTCCTGGACTACACGATTCGACGCTACAAGCGCATTGGGCCGTTCGACGTGTGCGTGACGTGCATTCCGCAGAACCGAAAGGGGTGGCAAATCCTCGGCTGCAACAACCCACTGGTGCCGGGAATCACGCTTGACATCGAAGCAGTAGCGCACTCGACGCAGCACGAACTGGCCATGCTGATTGTCCACGAGGCACTACACGATTATTGGCCCTGTCTGGGTCATGGGCACGTCACGCCACGTATGGAGATTCTGGAACGACTGACAGCCAAGTTGCAGAAAGAGGGAGTCCTATGACCTACACGAAAGAACAAATTGCCGCCGCCCTGGACCTAGCCGTCTTGAAGCCCACGGCAACTCGGTACGACGTGATTGAGGCGGCCAAACTGGTTGAGGCCCACAACATCGCTTCCATCTGCGTGGCACCAATCAACGTCGCGATCGCCCGCAAGCACACCCGCCGAGTGTGTGCCGTAATCGGCTTCCCGCACGGCAACTCGCTCGTGGAAGTCAAGCGGGTGGAAGCCGCGCGGGCCATCGACTATGGGGCTTGTGAACTGGACGTGGTGATGAACTACGGCCGTTTCCTGGAGGGTCACTGGTCCACCATTGAAAGCGAATTGTATTCGATCATCAGCGAAGCGCACTCCTATGGCATCTCGGTCAAAGTCATTTTGGAGACCTGCTACTACACGCCAGAGCAGATCATCCAAGCGTGCGAGATATGCGTCTCCTGTGGGGCCAACTGGGTGAAGACATCCACTGGCTACGCGGACGGCGGGGCCACACCGGGAGTCGTCCAACTCATGCTCGATTCCGTCAAAGACAAGGCCCAAGTGAAAGCAAGCGGTGGCATCAAGACTTACGCCGATGCGAAACGCTATCTCGACATGGGCTGTACACGCATCGGCTCTTCCCGATTCACGGAGCTACTGCCATGAATCGTCTTTTCTACAATCGGGTCTATCTCTCTGGCCCCATCGACAATGCAAAAGACTTCGGCATGGGTTGGCGAACCGAGATCAAAGAGAGTCTTCGTGATCTTGACCTGATCTTTCTCGATCCATGCAACAAGCCAATGCAACCTGGCTATGCCTGCGAAGACCTGGAGAATCACCAACGCCGCCTAGAACTGAAGAAACTAGGTGATTTCGATACCATCTCGCGCGAGATGCGCCTAATCCGCTGCATCGACTTGCGGCTGGCGGACCTTTGCGACTTTACCATTGTCCACCTCGATATGGAAGTCTACTCCACGGGCACCCACGAGGAGATCGGTCTGCTGAATCGCCGCAAAGTGCCTATTCTGGTTCACGTCGAGCAAGGGAAAGCCCATTTGCCGGACTGGTACTGGGGCACGCTGCCACACCAGCATATTTTCAGCACTTGGGATGAATTGGTCACCTACATTCGACATGTTGCGCACGATTCGCCGCCCATCGACTGCCACAATCGCTGGCGTTTTTTGGATTACGGCAGCCTCTACGACAAGCGAACCATCACACTGTCGAATGGCTTGGCGGCTACGGTCAATCCCGAGGATCATGCCTACTTGACGCAATGGAAATGGACAGCCGCCACCCAAGTCAATGCGAAGCAGCGCAAGAATGGACGTGAGGTATGGCGAGCACAGCGAAAGATCAAGATCGCCGGCCGCTCCATCACTCGTTACATGCACCAGGATGTTGCTTTGCGGATGGGTCTGCCTTATGACCCAGAGTTAGTGCAAATTGACCATCTTGACCGAAATGCCCTCAACAATAGCCGAGAGAATCTTCGTCTCACCGAGCGAAGCATAAACCTTCATAACCGTGGTCCGCAAACCAATAACACTACGAGTGTGAAAGGCGTCTGGCTTCGTAATGGCTGGTTCTACCCGGAGATCGTCTTCTGTGGCGTGAAACATCGCCTGGGCAAGCACAAAACCCTCGATGAAGCCAAGAGCGTGCGGAACAAAGCAGGCCGCGAGTTGCTAGGAGACAACTATCATGAAGCGTGACAGCAGCGCACACAAGCGGTCCTTCACCAAGGCCCTGTCGTGGGAATCCGTCTCAAATCTTGCCGTGTTTGGTTTAGCCTACGCCATGTTCGGCAATATAAGATTGTGCGCCATCTTCTTCATCATCAGCTTCGTCCTGAAGTTGGGCATGTTCTATATCCACGAACGAATCTGGCATCAGATCAATTGGGGCAAGACCAAGTAAGTCGGCCGGTGAGGGTGGAAGAGCCGGTTTCGGTGCGGCTCGACCACGGGCGGGAACCATTATCAAGGGCGCGTGAAGTAGCAGAGATTGAACCGACGCCAGCCAAACGCGCAGTAACCGGCCCATTCAAAAAGAGAACATCAATGTCCAAACATTCCAAGTCCAAGTTGGAGCCCGCCCGCAGGGACCCGCTCCCCGGCCGTAATTCGCCCTGCCCGTGCGGAAGCGGAAAGAAAGCGAAGCGGTGCTGCCTGAACAAGATCAAAGCGCTGGCATCCGCACCCAGGCATCTTCGCCCGCATATCGTAGTCGCCAGCATCCTCGGCCATTCAACCCTTGTTGAACCTGTCAACCCTCAGTGAGAGCATCCATGCGCCTTCCGAAAACGCTCAGCTACTCGTCCATGTCCTTTTGGGAGAAGCAGCCCGAGGAGTTCTACCTGCGCTACCTCGCCGAGCACCGGCCACCGCGACTGCCGCAAGAGCCGCCAATGGCCGTGGGCAGCGCCTTTGACGCCTACGTAAAAAACACGCTGGCCTACGATCTGTTCGGCCGGGATATGCCCGCCCAACTGGAGTTCGGCGCAATCTTCGAGGCCCAGGTCGAACCGCCAAACCGCGACTTCGCCCTCAAAGCCGGCAAGCATGTCTGGAAATCGTACAAGCTGTGCGGGGCCTACGACAACCTCCTGGACCTGTTGCAGAAGAGCACGAAGCCCCCGCGCTTCGAGTTTACCGTGGAGGGCAAGATCGGCGAGGCCCCCTTCCTAGGCAAACCTGACCTGGGCTTCACACCTGACTTGGGGTATGGCCCCTTCAATTGCATCTTCGACTGGAAGGTCAAGGGCTACTGCTCCAAGTATGGGGCCAGCCCGTCCAAAGGCTACGAAATCTGCCTTGATGGCTTCAAGGCTGAGAAGACCAGCCGCAGCCACGGCAAGGAACACGCCAAGTTCCTGGCGAGGGACTACAGGGGCATGACCATCAACTCCGGCTACCTGGAGTTCTGCAATGCCGAGTACGCCGACCAGCTTACGCTGTACGGCTGGCTATTGGGGGAGCGTGTCGGCGACGAGACGGTCGTGCTGGGCATCGAGGAGACCGTCGCCAAGTACATGGGCGAGGGCCACGCCCCGCAGCTTCGCTATGCCCGCCACCGCGCCCGTGTCAAGGCCGAATACCAGGAGAAACTGTTTACCCGCGTGCAGCATTGCTGGCAGGCCGTCACCAGCGGGCATGTCTTCACGGACATGAGCCGCGAAGACAATGACGCCCGCTGCGAAGTGCTGGAGCAAATGAGCCTTGGCCTGGCCACAGACATCTCCGAGGAGGGCGAATGGTTCAACGAGGTCACGAGACCGCAGTTTCGGAGATAGGGATGAACCACTACCGCTACATCGGCGACGATGATTTCCTCGTGGGCAAGACTGCGCTGGGGCGAATGATCGACGGCGTGTTTAAGGTCCAAGTGGACCGCTTCGACCATCCGTGGTCCCACTACTGGCACGAATCGCCAGAGGAGCAGTGGGAGAAGGATGAGGCATGATCTACATCTACATCTTCACCATCCTCTGGCTGATCGCCGCCGCTCTCACAGTCAAAGCCGACGCCATGTCGGTCAATATCGAGAGCGACTGGTGGAACCTTCCCTGGTCCATCGTTTTCTGGCCCTTCGTCGCCGTGCTGATCTGTTTCAGCAAGCACGCCGTCTACAGTGAAGGCCGCGACGAAGACCGCGAGTATCGCTACTAAAAAGGCACCCATGATACCAACCGCAATCATCAACCGAATCACCGAGTCCGAGTTAAGCGGCCACCGCATCGCCACGCTCTTCCACAACATGGCCGAGGCCGTGGAACGGATGAAACTGCCGGGCGGGACCCTTATGCTGGATTTTCTCAGTGTGGATGATCCCGTCCAGGAGGGTGATCTGATTCCGCAGATTCATCTCGCCCTCAAACGAGCCCGCTTGGCTGCCAAGACGACACCTGCGGAAGAATCCGAAGAAGAGCCCGGCCGCCCTGCCCCGGAAACCGTGGTCGAGAATGATGGCGGCATGTGAGATGGCATCAATCATCGGCTGGATCGGGTCCATCTGTTTTGCGCTGTGCGGCACACCCCAAGCATTCCAGTGCATCCGCCAGGGACACGCTCGTGGGCTTTCGCCCTTGTTCCTGGCCCTCTGGGGCGCGGGTGAGATGTGCTACATCGCCGCTGTGCTGATTCAGTTCGGCTGGGTCGGCTGGATGATGGTCAACTACACCTTCAATCTGATCTGCGTCTTCATCATGGTCCGCTACCGACTTTGGCCACGGAGTCCACAATGACTGCTGCCATCCTGATCTACCACGGCAAACATGGCGACCAGTATTGGCTTGCCGACACCACACCCCGGATGGAAGCCGCCCTGCGTGCCCTCTTCAAGCAAATCGACGAGCAAGGTTGTTACAACTCCAACGACAACCCGGATGTTGCCTGCTGGCTAATACCGGCCCGAGGAGGTGACATCCGTTACATACGCACCATCCTCGAAATCCGCCGCGACTATGAGTACGAAGGTTGGAACATTGAATATGCGGAGATTCCTGCATGAAACCAGTCGCCTTTCCGCAACAGAACGTGGTTTTCGCGGAAGACCAGCCCGAGTATCTGCCGCTGCCGGCTCACCGGACGCCGAAGGGTGAAGTCATTTCCTGCTGGCGGCTTTCATGGCGAGAGTGCGTTCGGCTGCTATTCACCCGCCGGCTTTGGTTCCGGCAACTAACATTCAACTTTCCGCTGCAACCGCAGCTTCCACAAGCTGAGAGTCCCTTCCATGCACCGACTGATTAACGCTGACTGCCTCGATTTCCTTACCGGAAACCGAGATGACTGGACTACCATTTTTGTGGACCCGCCGGACAACATCAACCTGGGCTATGACGCCTACAAGGACAAGATGCCAGACGGCGAATACCTCAACCTTTTGGCGCTTTGGCTGACCGCTTTCACCACTAGGGCGAAAACGGTCTGGCTCTCGTTCAACGCGAAATGGACCTTTGCCCTGGGCAGCATTGTGGACAGCCTGGTGCAACACAGCGGCATTGAAGCCAAGCCCTGCGTCCAGACGTTCAGCTTTGGGCAGCACTGCCACCACGACCTGGGCAACAACCACCGGCCGCTGTGGCGGTTCCGCTGGCCGGATGCCCCGTTGTTGCCCGACTCCATTCGCGTGCCGTCATGGCGGCAAGAGAACGGGGACAAGCGGGCCGATCCTCGCGGGCGGGTGCCCGGCGACGTATTCGATTTCACTCGTGTCGTCGGCAACTCAAAACAGCGCCGGCCCTGGCACCCCACGCAACTGAACGAAGGGCTAGTCGAACGGTGCATCAAGCTGACCACCCCGCCTGGCGAGCCGGTCTTAGACCCCTTTGGTGGCACAGGCACGACACTCCGAGTGTGTAAACGCCTCGGTCGGCCTTGCACCCTGATCGAGATCGACCCCGGCTACTGCGAGAAGATTGCCGAAGAGCACGCCATGATCCTCAACGGCGACGGCTGGGAGTTGACACTGTGAACTGCACCCGCTGCGACGGCACCGGCTTCCTCAACCTTCATCAAGTGGACGAGGAGACCCTGGCCCGTTTCGACGAGACCGGCGACCCGCAGGTGATCCTCGACTGGATCACCAGCCACGATAACCATGACGTGTCCGTCTGTGACTGTTGTGGCGATGGTGAGGTTTGGCACAGTGAGCCGGGACAGCACAACCTGTCCAACCCGCATGAACCCTTCCCGGACTGCTACTGATGCTCGTTGTGAAGATCGAACTGTGGCCCTTCGGCAACCCGGCCCGGGCCAAGACCCTGGCGACCGGCATGATTGCCAACGCTGGCACCGGCACACTCGCGCGGGGTAATTACCGCGTGCTGCTTCGGGACGCCGCCGGCCGTCCGTGGAAGAACGGCACCGTGGAGGGCTTCCCGCGCAAGCGTCTGCTTGCCTGGGACCTGCTGTTTCGCGCCCTTCGCAACCTCATTTCTGAAAGAAATCGTGAGCCACTTTGACGCGGCTTGACCCCGACTCTTATAGAGACCTGCGACATGCTCGCCGCTTGGCGCGGGCGGCATGGCCTCTGGGTGTAAGGGGAAAACGATCATGCTCGCTCACATCTCAGACCTGAAACGAAAGCTACGAACCTTCGACATCCACCCCAAATTCGACGAGGAGTTCCGCGCTCTCATTGAGGATGGCACACCACCCAGCCACGAGCTAGGGGTGCGACTTTCCAGCGTGGCAAACTACAAAGCCTGCCTGGACAGCTTGTTGGCGGAACTGTCCCAGCCGGTAATTCAGCAACACTTTCCGCCGTCCGTTGACCATTTTGAATCCCTCAACTTAGCACTCGACTTAGCACTCGACTTAGCATCGGAGATCACATGAACCCTCCCACCGACTACTTAGGCCGCGAGATCAAAGCGGGCGACACGTTGGTTTATCCCGTCCGGCGTGGTTCCAGCATGTGGCTGAATCGCATCCTCGTCACCCAGGCGCTCCCCGCCGCCGTGACCGGCAACAAGCCGGATGGACGCCGCACCATCATCAAGAACCTCGGCAACACTGTGGTCGTCTCGGCCTCGGACACCTCAACTGTCTGAGGGCATCATGCCAGCATACGACTACGAATGTGCCGCCTGCGGCCATCAGCTTGAAGTGATCCACGGCATGAGTGAGTCGGGTCCGAAAAAGTGTCCGGCCTGCGGCAAACGGAGACTGAGGAAAGTGCTCACGAAGCCTCCAGCCTACCATCCGCACTACTCACCCATGCACCCGCGAGCCCGTCGTGGGCGAGGGCATTGATGCAATTCGCGCGAAAAAAGAAGCGAGGCCAGAGCCAGAAGACCAGAAAAACATGGTACAGCGAAGACTACCGTATCACTTGGCGCAAGGAAGTTTTCAGCGTCACCGTGCCAGCCCGCTATGAGGCGTGCGTGCGAATCGTAATCCCAAATTTCAGCGGCCTTGCGGGCGAGTTCTGTGAAATGTGGGACTTCGTGAATGCTGGTCGGCATCTACACAAAACGATGAAGGCTGCCCAAGAGGCGTGCGAGCATCACAAGCGCCTATGGAGCAAAGCCTGCGAGGTTAGCGGCATCAGGGGCTTGACTGAACTGTTCGGCCGGATGCCGCTTGGCTTTCCGTGTTGGGTCAAGAGAAAGATGAATCCCAAGACGCTCTCCATCTTGATTCGGCCTCGCAATGTCAAATACGTGGAAGAAAAGGAAGAGGAGCCATGCCCCGAGACTGCATCACCGTCTGGCGACGACACAAGCCCTTGTAGCCCTACAAGTCCCTCGCCGACTTCCGATCCCGACACTTCCTCCACCGAAGTCAAGCCTGGGTCGCGGAAAACCCGAAAACGTGGCCCTGCCTCGCCTGCCTCGGATGGGGAAAAGTCTACGACCCGAACGACCCGCCGTGCCGGGTTGAAGGCAACAAGCATCGGCAGACCCTCGGCTGCTCCTCCTGCCAAGGCAGCGGACAAGGCACCTGGAGAGCGTGCCAAGAAGTGTATCGTGAAGCAATCCGCAAGTGGCAGGAAGAAGCCGAAGAATACGCCCGCTTCGTCCAAGTCCGCAAAGAAGCCCTCCAAAGGCTTACGAGCGAAGAAGTCCAAGCCATCCGTGAGTTAGGAGTCTGAGAATGCCCGAGGAGTCCGAGAAATGAACATCGTCGAATTTTGCCCTAAATGCGGAAATCCCATTGGCATCTTGGAGGCAAACGACCCCTCGCGGCTTTGCTCAATCTGTGCCTGGTTCGGTGACTCCACGGAGACGCTGAAGAAGCCACCCATGACCGGCAACTTGGAGACGAGTCTACGTCAATCTCTCGCACTGTATCGTTCCGTCTGTCGAAACGAACTGCTGTTGGAGGCAGCTTACAAAGCCGATCAGCTTAGCTTCGGCGACCTGCTCCGAGCGCGGGCGAAGATCGTTGAGTCCGAGTCAAGCCTGATCGCCCTGTTTCGCGGAATCCATCCCAGCAAGCAAGTCGTCCCTCGAATCAACGGCATGGTGCCTTGGCCCGACGACTGGACCGACAGGCATCACAACGGCAGTGAGCAATGCGACATGCTCATTGGGCTATGCTCCTGCGGAGCATGGCACTACGAAGCCGAGACCTGGGTGCAGAACAAGCTGCGCCGACACAACGCCATCATCGAACCTGAGAAATGAACCTGCAAATGAGAGATGAAGCAACCCTCCGAGTAATGAGACGCACTGCTGCCGAGGTGGAGCAAAAGTCAAACTGCGTGCGTGCCATGCGTGCGGCCAATCAGCGACCGTCAGCCGATCTGATGGAAGAACTACAAGCCAACACGGAGTTTCTGAGTTACCTGAACGAGATCATCAATTCACCATGAAGAAGCTATGCCCCAGTTGTGAAACCGTGCTGAAGTCTGCAACGGACTGTATTGCGTACTGCCCCAAATGTCATTGGCAAGGCAACTTCCGTGACACTAGCGCCACCCCGACAATCGCGCCGATGCAGTTGCCCTATGTCTCCATCGACATTGAGACCACAGGACTGGTGGCTGAGACCTGTCAGATTCTCGAAGTCGGGGCCGTGTTTGATGACTGGTCCAAGCCAGTCGCGGAGTTACCCAAATTCCACCGCATCATTACCCACCAGGCCATCGTCGGTCAGCCCTATGCCCTGTCGATGCACCCGCATCTATTGCGTCTGATCGCCGAACAGCCTCTTCTGGACGCTTGCCCCGCCTGCGGCGGTGTTCTCCAGGGCGGGCGGAATGATGGCCTCTGTACAGCCTGTGTGTGGATCGGCTCCCGCCGCAACCCGATGTTCTGTTCCATCCAGGATTTGGCCGGTCAGTTCTCGGATTGGATGTTCCATGAATGTGACTGGCTGTTGACCGAGAAGCGTATTACGCCCGCAGGAAAGAACTTCGCCAGTTTCGACCGGGGATTCCTCGATCTCTGTGGCTTCGACCGCTTCTTCCATCACCGCACCCTGGACCCTGCGCCGCTGTTCTGGCGGCCGGAAGACGAGACGCTACCCTGCTCGAAGACATGTATGGAGCGGGCTGGAATAGATGGCAAGGTGGCGCACACCGCCGTGGCGGATGCCATGGCGGTTGTCCGCATGATTCGGTATGCCGCCAGACAAATCTGTAAATTCCCAAATTCGTGACCCCATCAGGGCAAATTTGACCCGACTCTTATGAACACGTTTCACCGCTGAGAGCACACATGATTGAAATCGTCCGTCAACGTCGCCTTTTCGGCCACAATGTCGAACTGTACTCCCAACCGGCCACCGCACAGGACGAGTGGGTGATCGAAGTCACCCGGGGGCAGGCGGGCGGTTACTTCGTGGAGATTGGTGGCTACGACGGTTTGCGGCACAGCAACACGCTGGCTTTGGAGGAATCCTTCGGCTGGACTGGATTACTGGTTGAACCAGACCCCGACTTGTTTGAGCAGAGCCGAAGGAATCGACCCAACTGCCGGCATCTCTGTGTTGCCGCAGCCCATTACAAGGGTCAATCCCGGTTCACCCGGGGTGGTCCTTTTGGCGGGCTAACCAACTTCCTACCCGATGCCTGGAAACGTGAACATGAACGACGCCATGCCGAGGAAATCTTCGTCAACACCACGACCCTCTATGACTTGTTTGATGGTAGCCAGACACCCAAGGTGATCGACTATCTCAGCCTCGACACTGAAGGGGCAGAAGTCGTCGCTTTGGAAGAGTTCTTCCACGGCCGGCGAGAGTGGATCATCCGCTGCCTGACTGTTGAATACCTGCAAGACGCGGGCATCCTGCACCGCTTGCAACGCATCCTGGAGCCCAATGGCTACATCCTGGATCAAGTGCGGGCCTGGGACGCCTGCTTCCGCCTTGCCGGTGCAACACACCCATCCCTTCATTAACTGTGAGGCCATCGACCAGTGAAGATCGGCACCCTCTCCCTTGTCGTCGGTACGGCTGCCTGCAATGCTGCCTGCGGCTATTGTGTGTCCAAAATGACCGGACATGCGGCCGAGCGATTGGACGTGAACTGGCGACGATTTGATGTCGCCTGCCGGCTGGCTCAACAGTGCGGTGTCACCACCACGCTTTTGACCGGCAAGGGGGAACCAACCCTATGGCCCGATCTGATTCTGGACTACCTCCAAAGGCTGGACCGTTACAGGATGCCCGTCGTCGAATTGCAGACCAATGGCACCCTCTTGGAGGCAGGACAACATGACGTGAGAAAGTGGGCGTCCATTGGGCTGTCCCTCGTTTGCCTGTCGATCACTCACTATGATGCCCGGAGCAGCAATCAACTGATGCAAATCCGGGATGAGCGCTTCGACTACTGGGAGATTGTCAAACTGCTGCACAACCTGGGCCTCAGCGTGAGGCTTAACTGCACGATGCTGCGAAACGGCATCTGGCAGTTTGACCAGATCGAGCGTCTAATCGACCAGTGCCGCGACCACGGCGTCGAGCAATTGACGCTGCGGGACGTGGTGGTTCCCAACCGCTGCGTCAACAAAACCGTCACCGAGTATGCCCGCAACCAGCGGGTGTCGGCAGCCGCCTACGTGCGCGGCTGCCTGGAAATGCAAGGTGCGGTCCAACTGCTTCACCTGCCGCATGGTGCCATCGTCTACGACTATCACGGGCAGAACGTCTGCGTGAACAACTGCCTGACGACAAGCACTGACCCTGACACCATGCGGCAGATAATCTTCTTCCCTGATGGACGGATCGCCTACGACTGGACCTACCCCGGAGCACGGTTGCTTTAGTTCTGTTTCCTGTTTCCCGAATTTGAAGCCCGCCCGCAAGACGCCGTAGAGCAAGGATTGGCCGACAAGATTGCCCCGAGACCTGAACCTTCCACCCTTGAGACACAACATGATTCACACGCACCCGAAACTGGAGGCTGACTACGGCCTTGACATTGAGCACGTCATTGTGGACCGCGCTGACTACGAAGACGCCATGTGCCGCTACCCGACACCGCCTTCCGTGACCCTCAGTCGCCGTAATCTCCTCGCCCTGCTGCACAAGCTGGAGATGCCGGGCAGCCACCGCAGGATCATCAAGCCAACCCCTGCTGGCAATGTCCTTGTCTCAGTCATCACCGACGAGGAAGCCTATCGGAACCGGGCACCCGGCCCCATGCACCCCGATACCGAAGAGTTCATCGTCCAGATGGAGAAGGCCCTGACGTTTGTGCGTATTGGTCGGCAGAAAGGATCGAACTACGGCTTTGTCCTGTGGTCCAAAAGGTGAAGTTGAACAACAGGATGACTGCCATGAAGAAACCTGATCCATCCTACAGTCGTGTCCGCCGCACCATTCGTAAGATGGACCCCACCCTGTCACCAAATGATGACGCTTACAAGGTTGCAGCCATCCTACTCTCCGGGCTACACGTTGGACCCAACATTCAGGAGATCGCCCGTTTCACGGCCTTGCCCCGTCTTTTCGTGGCCAAGGTAGGCCGTTGCCTGCGGGCCAATGGAATCTGGTGCGGGGTAAAGATTGCTGGGTCCGAGTGGTTTGACAAAGAGACCGGCGGCTGCGCGTTCTGGTTGGACGTGAATGTTGGTCTTGGCTACTTGAAACGGAGCATTGCATGAGCCGCACGAAGAAGGGCTCCAAGGGACCCACCTACGAGTATTGGAGCCGCCGACCATCCAAAGGCTGCATCAGCCCCGGGAAGGATAACAAGAAGATCACCCACCGGCTGGAGCGAGTCAGAGCAAAGCGTGAGTTGGAGAAGAACAATGCTCAATAGCAAACAACTCGAAGTCATGTTGCAGAAGGAGATTGACTGGTACAAGGGGAATTTGGAATCGCCACATGGTCCTTCAAAGGAGTTCCGAGTCGGCTTCATCGCAGGACTACGGGCGGCTCACCGCTTGCTGACTGAATCACCCTGCACGGCTACCGGCGAGAGAACTGATGGTCAACGTGATTCCGATTCGTGATTTGCACCGCCATCGACGCTCGGCCGTCTGCTGGTGCCTGCCGATCATCGAATGGTTCGACGGTGAGGGCTTGCCTTTCGCCAATGGTCCGCTAGTGGTACATCACAGCGCAGACGGCCGTGAGAAGGACGAGCGGCAGGATGTGAAAACCAGCAAGAAGTGGGCCGCCTACCGGGATTGAATGATGCCTAGAGCGTATCAACGCAACCACGGGCTTGAACCACCTTACACTGTGAAAGAGAGGCGATGAAGTTCTCTGACATCGAGACCGTGGGCGAACTAATTGACGCTCTCCAACATTATCCGGAAGGGATGCCTGTCATCCTAGTCTATGAGACCTACGCGCGGCAGTTCATTGCCACGGTAGAGGCCAGGAATGAAGACGGCACGGATAGAGTCTACATCGAAGCAACCAACAAGTGAGACAACAACATGGGCTGGGCCAGCGGCAGTGAATTGGCTGAAGACGTGTGGGCGGCCGTCCGCAACCTGATTCCCGGAGGTAGCACGCGGGTCCATGCGGCCCACAAGATCATCGAGCTATTCGAGGATTACAACTGCGACACCATCGACGAAGCCGAAAAGCTGTGTGCGGATGCCGGCCGAGTCTATGACGAGTGGCGTGACGAGATTGTTTACACGATGCCTACTTAGGAATCATCAAATGACCCGCTTTCCGAAACGAGTATGGAACGGTATCTGGCCTTCGGCACTGGAGACCGGAATCCCGAAGAAGGAGCCGACTCCCGCTGACTTGGATTATCTCAAAGACGAGGTAATTGATGTCGAAAAAGGTGTACTCGACGTGCATCAGTTTGTGTGCCAAGTCAATGCCGAAGTCAGCGAACTTGCGGAGCGGCCAACCGAGAAAGGTGAACCCGGCCCCCAGGGTGAACCCGGCCCCCAGGGCGAACCCGGCTGCAATGGAATTGAAGGCCGCGACGGAATCGACGGCCGCGATGGAGAAGATGGAGCAGACAGCCTGCCGGGTCCCCAAGGCATCCAGGGCGAGCCAGGGCGTGACGGTGCAGACGGTGCGCCCGGCTGCAACGGGAACGATGGGACAGATGGCCTGCCGGGTCCCCAGGGCATCCAGGGTGAGCCAGGATGTGACGGGACAGACGGTGCGCCTGGCGGCGACGGGAAGGACGGGGTAGACGGCCTGCCGGGTCCCCAGGGCATCCAGGGTGAGTCAGGGCATAACGGGGCGGACGGTGCGCCCGGCTGCGACGGGAAGGACGGGGTAGACGGCCTGCCGGGTCCCCGGGGCATCCAGGGTGAGTCAGGGCATAACGGGGCGGACGGTGCGCCTGGCGGCGACGGGAACAACGGAGCAGACGGCCTGCCGGGTCCCCAGGGCATCCAGGGCGAGCCAGGGCGCGACGGGGTAGACGGTGCGCCTGGCGGCGACGGGAT